ATCCGCTATATAACCATGATTAACCCCATACGTTAAAGTAATGGTGCTGCCTGAAATACTGACACTATTTACAATCTGTGGATTAAAACCTGTCACCAGTATTTTTTTAAACACTTCAGGGAATCTAATAATAGACCCTGCACAGAAATCTAATCCGACATCCGAAGATGCAAATAATTTCGTTTGTGTTTGCTTAATCACTTTATCACCTATGATAAAAAAGGCTGCATAAGCAGCCCATTGGGTTGATTTTTTAAATATCTCGATCAATATCACCGCGATACATAATCTGGAAGTTATCACTTAAAACCGTTGGTTCAGATTGCTTCACTGTACGAATACACCAGATTGGATACATTGCAGCAATGCTATTAAATCGAAGAACATTTCCTGACACCCATCCTGCACCCCAACCTTCTTTTTTCACAGAAAAATACGGTGCATTAGTAATCGGATTCATCGGTGAACAATCCGCATTAACACTACCTGTCCCGATCTGACCAGACACTTCACCAATGATTCTAAAGTTGGTTGCATCAGTAAATACTAATGCCCAACGTTCCTGAATCGCGCCCTTATTAGTCACAGTAATCGGATAAAGTGCATCATTGTAATTCGGTGTGACTGACCCACCAGTTGCGGTGTCTGCCCATACGCTATTCCAGACTCCCTGTACGAACTTGGCTGCATATCGACTAAACATATCACCAACCACCAACGCCGAACCAACAATCGAGTTGTCCGCATCATAGTTGTGAGTCACAGGCTTAGTTAAAGTGATCTGGCCATTGATCTGCACATCATTAATCAAACCCATGTCTTGATAGCGATAAGCTGCTGAAATTGGCGCAACAAGCGTATTCATAGCAAAGTCGCCGCTTAAAGTGACACGTCCATAATCATAATCCACGGTGTACATATCATAAGGCACTTTCACACCGTTGCTGTCTTCAAGCTCACACCACGAAATACGTGCATCATCGAGTTGATACATCTGCCCTGCGACATGGCTTGGCAATTCCTGCTTTTTAGATGAAGCAATTACGCCAATATCGCCGACACGGAAAATTGGCACTCGACCATCAGGCGGTAAACGTGTAGCAGACAATCCCAAAATTCCAGCATCAAGCGGGATATAAGTATAGGCAATCGCGTTGTATCTTACACTTGTTGGGTCAATCCAAAACGGCACATTAATATAAGTTAATGATGCTTCAGTGTATTCAAGTGCAATATCGTACCAATCTTCAGCTTCAATTGCGGGCCTGTTCGCACCTGTAATCTTGGTTTTAGTGTAAAAATAAATATCAACAAAACCAGTTTCGTGATTGATGAAACCATGCGCATTGGAAGTTTCAATAATTCCCGCTGCGTTTGTTGTCAAGGTTAATTGACCGCCTGCCATCGCTGCCACAACAACCGTTAGCGATGCGGGTCGAATTGGAATGGTCGGCGTTCTAAATGAAACGTGGTTAATCGCTGGCATGTCTGTTGTAGCCGTTAGTGACTGTAGTGAAATAACGTTGTCTACGTTTGGTGTCCAACTATCAATTTCAACAAGACCCGTGCCGTACTGGACCGATCCGCTTTGTGTGCCGCTACCTGTTGCAGGGTCAACATTTCTATACAACACGCCATTGCGGTCAATAAATGTGTCAGAACCTGCTTTAAATCGAACGGACCCCGATAGAATTTGCTCATCAAAACCTTGCGTTAAATCCAATCTCAACTTGTCCAATGCTTTTGTTGCCGTATCACTTGTCAAGCTTGCTGAATCACGATATTTAACAGAAACAGTGACCGCATCAAATGTTTTTAAAGTTGCAACTGTTTGCGTAAATCCCGATACAATCGGTGAATAAAAACTACTCATTATGCGCTCCCATATATTGCGGTAAATTGAACAGGGCTATAGTTTGCTGAAGTAATTGTTTTATTTGTTGTTGCCGTCACTTCACACACGCCTGTTGCATACGTTATTGTGCCTTGAATGTTGCCAAGTTGATTAACCAAGTTACCGGTGATGGCATCAATTGGCACGTCATGTAAGACAACAACGCCCGCATTGCCGCCGCCTGTAATCTGCTGCACCGGAATATCTAACTGCACTGTATTTGGTTGAATCGCTGGACCAGTGCCGATTGTGAAAGTTATTTTCTGCGTACCGTCAGGAGTGCCACTACTCACTGTTTGCGTATCAGGTTCCCCGTAATCATAATCAAAAGTAAATACGGTATTTTTTGATGGTAATTTATTCGGCTTTAAATTTACCTCGCCAGTTGCGTAATTGATTGTGCCTGTTGCATCACCAGTGAATTGACCTTGTGAATTACTGGTCGCGGTTTTCGCAACACCATCAAGCAACCATGACACATCGACACCAACAGCAACCCCGGCCTGCGGCAAAGTAAAATTAAGAGATGCTGGCAATACCGCCAAATCAGAACGTGTAAACGTAGATATTGGGCTACCCCATTGCAACAAAATAGGCGTGCCAACATCGGGCAATGCACCTGTTGTTAATAACCAAGTGCCAGTTTGATAGTTGATTGAGCCCGAACCAATAGATTCATTCGCACCAAACAATCGGCCTGTGCCATTATCTCGCAATTGGTAATATTTACCTTGAGACATAAATGATACCAGCAAAGAACCCGGTGCTGGAATTGGAACTAAAGCCCCTGTCCAGTTTGAACTTTGATTTGAAGATGTCACTGGCACAGCGTAGGATTCAAAAGGCTGAACTGGTACGGCGGCAGGCGTGAATGTTATATTTATCGTTGCGCTGCCAGTACCAACGGCACTTGTCCAAACAATATGACCAGTTTGATAATCAATTGTACCGACTTGTGTGCCTGATACCGTGCGTAGTGTTCCACCATTGTCAGTAATAGCCTGACCAAATAACGTAAATGAAACGCTTGATGGCATTACACTTGAGCCAATATAAAGGCTTTGCGCTGTATTTACATTCGTTGTAAATGGCGTGGTTATTGTGCCGTCATTGCCTGCGACTAAAGCGGCATTTTCATTGACTGCATTCAGATCAAGCAACGGCGTTTCTGTTTGTGAAGATGGAATTAATTGCGAAAAAATAGATTCAGCCTGAAGCGTAAAGCTCCCCACCGCAACATCATCTGTCAATTCAACACTAGCATAATACTTGCCCGTATCTGCCACAATTGAATCGCGCAATGTTGTTGCTGGCTTAGCACTATTGTACCACTGCAACGCAGACACCCCAATAAAATCACGACTCAATGGGTCCTGAAAGCTATAGGTGGCAATCTTGTACTCAGCATCACTATTATTCACACGTACTGTTGCTGTACGAGTCTCAACATTGGTGATACGAACGTACTGCGTAAACTCGTTGACTGTTCCCTCATCCACCACAAGCAAAATCGTATCACCAATACTATTCTCAGTTTCATTCTTACCCATCGCCACCTGAAATGACTTCATGCCTGAATATGCAGTATCTAGCAGCGAACCAACCGCCTGAGCGCCTTTTGCAAGATAGTTTTCAACTCGATTTTGCGCTGAGTTACGGGTATCTACATGCGATTCTGTACTAAATAAAAGTGCTGAAACATTCGGGTCATCTGGATTTTTTGATACAAAAACAGTTGAACCCATCAATGAATCAGTGTCGTTATTATTGATACCCGCATAGATTTTGCGCAACGAAACACGACCCATTGTTCGATCTAGTTCTGACACATCAGGAAAAAGATTATTACTTTCGCCATCTACCACAACTTGACCCGAATATTTTCCGCCGCCATCTGACGTATCAGTTAAACGCTCGGACTTGTATAAGACAAGATTATTTGTTTCAACTGGCATCTTAGACCTCTAAAAATTTCAATGTGACTTCGTAATAGTCACCATCTGATACTGTCGGAAATCCCATCACAGGCTTGGCATTAATCGCACCCTCACCATGATTGAAAATCACATTAAATTGGCGGGTGTCGTGTGGGTATTCAAAAATCAAAGTGAACTGCTCACCCTGCAATGCTGACCAGTTTTGAATGATTGATAGATCAGAGCGTTTAATCCATCCCTGACCATCGGTGGGTGACAATGTGATAGGTCGCCCTGACTTCTTTTTACCCTCTTGAACAATCAATGTGCCATCAACTGCACGTTCCTGATTTTGCTCAATCGGCTTCCAGTCAAATTCATCCGCCCATAAAAAACCGTTCTCAAGTGGGACGGTTTCATTTGTTGCATTGCGTTTAAGTTTCATTATCTAGCCCTATTCAATTGTTCAAGCTCACTTAAAAAGTCATTCATTAAATTCTGTTGGCTAGGGTCTCCAGCTAATTCAAGAGACTTCCCGCCAAAGTCGATTTTATAAGTAACCGTTTTAGCACTCGAACTAGGAACATTTGCTACACTGGTGTTGACATTCGGCGCTTGAATGCTTGGTGTTTTTGGTGAAGATACTGAGCCGGGCCTCTTCTGGCCTTTCAGAATATCGTCCATCCAGTCTTTTGAAGCATTTCGCCCCGCTAAAGCATCTGCACGCCCCGACACGCTGCCATTTAATGCTTCTCGCAATTGATTATTCATCCTTGTAACAGCTTCTTCTTTCAGTGCTTCTGCACGGCTTGCATCCATGCCACCTGCAATCAACTGATTATAGAAGTCCTGTGCCATTGAGTTCTGACCATCGGATAGTTGGCTAAGACCTTTTGCAGTTTCAGCTGACTGAGCTTTGCGTTTTGCATCAACTTTCGCCATCGCTTCTTCCCACGCTTCAAAGCTATGTTTTGCTTCTTCGCGTGCGACGCGTCCGAGTTCGCGGAAACCGTTTGCTGCTGAGCCACTTGCGGTACGCCCAACGTTTTCAACCGAATTGGATAGCTCGTCCATTGACTTGACAGATGCTTTGCCAGTTTCATCAACCTGAACTTGTAGCCCTAGTGATGCTGCTTTTGAATTTGCAGAGGCTATAGAGGCTGCATCACCACTCGCGTATGCAAGATCAATTGTTTTTTGATATGCTTTCTGGAGATCGGCTTGTGTTGCTTGGCCGCTACCTCTAACAGTATCAAAATCCATTAATGCTTGCTTAGCTTGCAAAGCAAGTTGCTCTTTTGTCTGAATACCGAGTCGCTTAAACGCTTCTGTTACTTCGTCCGTTGTCTGTTTGACTTTTCCAGTTTGAATATCCAAAGCCAACATGCCATTTTCAACTTGTCTTGTTGAAAACACACCTTGCGACTCAAACTCTTGAAGCTTGGCTTTTGCAGCATCAATTTCAGCCTGTGATTTAGCCGTTTCTAACCACTTCACCCAAGCTTCATAGGTAACATCAGCAGCTTGCTTTCCTTTGACTCCCATTAACTCAAGATTATTAGTGAAGTCATTAAGTGATGTGGCTTTTTTTGCAAACCCCTCTGAAACTCTGTTTAATGCAACATCAAGATCAAGCCCAAGGTCAGCAGCACCCTTTCTAGCCTGTGCTAATCGTGCATCTAAACTAACAACAGCAGTGCCTGCATCAACAGCTACAGCTTTAACAATCGCCTTACCAGTTTTATCAAACTCAACTGCTAGGCCTTGAGCCGCCACTCCCGCTTCGATAGTTTTCTTAGCATTATCACTTAATGCCGCACCGCCTTTAGTTGCTGCTTCGATTTGTGCGGTTGCCCAATCTTGTGCTGCCTTGATTTTCTCATCAGTGATTTTCTTACTTTCAGCCTGATAAGCTTTTTCTTTCTTATCAAGTTCAGCAAGACCCGCAAGGGCTGCATCAATAGCTGCTTGATCGCCTGCTTTTCTAGCATCAACCAACTGTTGTTGCAGTTTGATACGCTCATCACTAATGGCTTTATAGTCTGTAACGTGCTGAGCTTCTTGAGCTTTTAAATCTGCAAGTGCTTTTTCGTTATTGGCAACACGTTCGGCGTTTTTCTGATCTTCTGTTTTACCCATGTTCTCAATTGATTTGATCGTTTGAGATTCATAGTTCTTGATGCCATCAAAGCCTTTAGTGAAGTATTCATCAGACTTATTTTGCATTGCTGTCATATTAGCAATAGCTTCGTCTTTAACATCACCCCATGTAAATGTCGCTTTAACTTCGTACCAAACCGCAGCTAATCTATATAAAGTCCCTGTAAATAGATTAGTTACTACTCCGACCGCCTTAAATCCATCTCCAATCAAACTAATTGCAATATTTAAAGAATCAAAAGCTTTTTGGAGTCCGCTTACCTCTACGCCTGCTGGACGTAAGCCATCGGTGAAGCCAAATACCGCTGAAAGAGCATCATCAAACACATCATTAAATGCTCTACCTACGTCTAAGACCGTATTGAATAGAGTTTTTATTGTTTCATAAATCGAACCTAATGCAGTTTTGAGTGAATCTATTGCACCTTGATCGTAAATATCAGATAAATATGCGCCAAACTTTGCAAAACCGTTACCTATGTCATCAATAATTGGTTTTAGAAGGCCCATATTATCAGCAAGTACCGACAACCATTGAGCCACTGTTGCACTTGCACCGTTCGCTTGATCCATCTCGCCAATTAAGATTTGCCAAGATGTGGCGATTTTTTGAAGTGCATTGCTGATGGTTAAAGGCATTTCAGCGTATTGAGCATCTACACCTGCTTTTTGTTTTGCTAAAGCTGCAAGTACACGTTCTGCCGATAGCTCACCTGCTTCAGCCATTTTGCGTAGTTCGCCAGTGGTCACGCCTAAGCCTTTTGCTAAGGCTTCTGCTAAACCGTAACCACCCTCCATGATGCTGTTAAATTCTTCACCACGAAGTACGCCGCCCTGCATCGCTTGAATAAATTGGGTAACTGCTGCTTCGGCTTCTTGTGTACTACTACCGCCCAACTGGATTGCTTTTGTGACTGTGCTAGTCATTTCCAAAGCAAACTGTTGTGATTTACCCATGTCTTTTGCGACAGTGTTTAAGCGAGTAAATAACGTTCCAGTGTTATCAAGTGTAGAGTTTGTTTGCAGTGCAATTTGATGAACGCCTGCAATCGCCTGTTCAAAGTTGCCACTGTCTTTTGTTGATTGCTGAATCTTTGCAGATAGCTTTGCATAACTGTCTGCGGCTTCTAATAGTTCCTTTGCGCCTAACCCAACACCGAGCGCAGCCATTGCGCCCACAAGCGCATTAACAGCAAACTTTGCCCCGTTAATTCCTTGGTCAAAGCCTGAAGTATTGGCTCGCAAGTTCAATAAGAAATCTAAGCTATTTGTAGCCATATTATTTTCCCACAGGTGTAAAAAAGCCACCCTTAGGTGGCGTGGATGAGTGTCAATCAAATAAGCATGGCTGCATCAGGCGTTCCACTTCTTTTATTGCGCCGAGATAATTAGCCAAAATTTCGAGATAAATAACTCGTCTTCAAATTTCACACAGTGAAAATCAATTTCAAATTTACTTCGCTTTCCCGATGCAGGTAGGATAGATAACATAACCCCACCCTGTAGCGGATGCAGAACCTTTAACATTAAAATCCATAAGTGTGGTAGTTAATTGAATAAAACAAGTGGCGGGTTGTATCGGGTGAAATAACGTCCAAGATGCAGGGAATGCTTGCGCATTGGGGTCAGCATCAATAAACCAAGTTGTATCTTTAATTCTAAACACAGTGCCTTGGGCAGATGACATAGGTGAAGATAGCCTAAAATAACCTTTCAACCATAAATTTCCGTCTTTTTTAGCAAGCCATATTTTTGTATTTGCCATATCTAAGCTTATTTGTGGTATGGAAAATTGGGTACCTGCTATTGAGGATACATCAACCCAAGTAATACCGCCGCTTGAACCCCCACCACCACTACCCATACTATTAATTTGCGCTTGTAACTTACCAATTGCCGCAAGAAGTTGATCAGTAGCTAAAGCAGGGGTAGCTGTGCTTGTATTCAATCCTGTTAAAACAGTTTGGTTTACCCTAGATTCTGTGAAGAATAACTTAGTACCTTCATTAATATCTGAGGTTGTTGTATTGTGTGGATTACCTTGAGACTGACTATGGTCATAAGCTATTTTACCATTATCACCTCTGTACGCTGTAGAAGAAGTTTCCCCTAAAGCTACACCACCTCCACCACTATCAACATAAGAACTACCACCCCATCTGTATGTCTTATTGGTATCTTCTGCAATATAGATTTTACCGCCTTCTCCTACAAATGGAAACGAAGCTAAGTCAGGAAAATTAAGTACATCATCAACATAAGATGGTAACTGAGAAGCAGGAATTACTCCATTAATTAAATCGGCTTTAAGGACTAAAGATTGACTTGTAGCCATTGCATCAGCTTTTAAATCAATTTGATCTTGTAACAAACTGTCTTGTGTATCAACATAATTTACATCAGCTTTCAGACCTAAAGATTGACTTACAGAGGTTGCATCAGCTTTTAAAGTTAAAGAATTTATAATCAAATTGTCTTGTGTATCAACATAATTTACATCAGCTTTTAAATCAATTTGATCTTGTAACAACCCATCTTGTGTATCAACATAATTTACATCAGCTTTAGAAGATATTGAAGTGGATAATGTAGCATTTAAATCAACTATTTCTTGATCAACATAAACTTGTGTTACTGCTGCTGTCCATTCAACATCATCTTCTGTAGCGTTGACAGTTAAAACTTTAGCTGCATTACCTATAAAGCTTGGATAAGAAGCTGTACCTCCTCCGCTACTAGGATTAGATATAATAGCACCTAACGGAACTTCAAACGTCAACTGTTGTGTTCCTGCTTCTGCTGTCATTTCTATTGGATTATTCCAATATACTTTAAAAACTACATTCATGGTGTAATAGCCCCCACAACATAGAAAGAAAACTCTTGTGAGTGCCTTACAGAGCCTCCTACGGTCATCTTAATATCTGTCTTGACCTTACCTACCTGCCAAGTAGAAGTGACGCTTGTAGGGACGCTGAGAATCATATAACCTTTATCAGCTACTTGGTCAAGATAAGGGGTTACAGTGGGGGTTGCAATTACTTCCCCAAGAAGATTGATAATAGAACAAGAAAAAGACATTGAAGGTGTT